GAACCAGAAAGAATGGATCCAGAAGATAGCGAGTTCTATAGACTTGCCAAAGATTTTGGTATATTTCCAGCACAGCAGGGTCACATGGTTGGACCAGATGGAGTTCAAATTCCAATGGTTGCAGTTTGTGCTGATCTACCTAAATTTGATGCGTTTTTGCAGTATTATAAAAATTTGACCTGCAAAGATTAATTAGATATAATCATGTTTATGTGATAGTTAATATTATGTTTATGTGACAGTTAACACACTCAAAGGAAAAGTATGGAAATTTTAGACACAGTTAAAAAATGGGCAGCATCACTTGCAGAAGTTGGTGTTAGTTTGATCGCTCTTGGCGTTGTACTTGAGGTTCTTTTTAAGGGAGTTGCGATTCCCTTTCTACCAACAGCTTCAGTAATTGAAAATGTCACATCTATTGTCAGCACTCTTGGAAGTCAAGGGTTAGTTGGTTTAGTAGCTGTATGTGTTCTATATAATGTGTGGAAAGCCAAATAATATATAAGTAGGTTATTGCTGTATGAAGCAATGAGAAATGTGTTCTGGACAGGGGTGCAAATCCCCTCACCTCCACCAAAAGTACAGATAGACGATATGCTGGTTTCAGATCGCAACTAGCGAGCATATTCGAGACAGGTCTCTTTAACGAGTTTAACGAGCTTCTGTATTTTTGATGGGGGTGTACTCAGTATTCGACAGGGCAAATAGTACCAAAGTGGACAGCACATCAGAGTAGATGTTAAAACTAAAACAACGTAAACGCAAACGACGAACAGTTCGCATTGGCAGCCTAAACGCTGACTAGGGTTTCGGTAGGTTTCCTCGTAACAGAATAACCTACCACTTATTTCATAACAACAAGGAGTTAATTTTGAAAAAGATAGTATTAGGAACAATTATGGCCATGATGTTTGGTATGGCTCAAGCTGAAGGTGTTTATGCTGGTTTAACTTTTGACCAAAAAGAAAAACAAGATTCAACACAAGTAAACTATGTTTATGGTTTGAATGTTGGACAAAAGTTTAGTAATGGTGTTGGTGTTGAAGTACGCATGGAAGATGAACGTGTAGATCCAAATACTGGAGCAGCACAAAAGCAAGAAAGTCTTGCTCAAGCTAAAGTTAGCTATGATATTGCAACTGGAACTATGTTCACGCCATATGTAGCTGCTGCACTTGGTCATAAAAATAAATCAACACTTGACTTTAACTTCTGGGTTGCAGAAGTTGGTGTAAAAGCAAAGATGGGTGACTTTGGTGCACGTTATGGATATCGTCGCCGTACTGCATGGGACAATACCACAACCAATGCATATGACACTGATGAACAAACAGTTGCATTAGGTTATAACATCACTAAGAACGACAATATTAGCATTGCTTATAAATTAGAACGTCGTAATGACTCAGTATCATCTGAGTATAATACAAAAGGTATTTACTACACTCGTAGTTTCTGATTATGAGAGTTGATGGTCTCTTTAAAACCATCACCTATTAGTTAGTCTTTGCTTTAGACCAGCAACCGATACTCTTAGTATCTTGTACTGTATCAATAGCGACGAAACTGGTATGCGGTTAATTTATTAATTTAAAAGGAATTCAAATGAAATCATTTTTGACAACAATCGTATTATCTGTTTTTGCTTTAACTTCTTTTGCAGCTGAACCTGCCAAGAAAGAAGAAAAGAAAGCTGATGCTAAACCAGCAGCAACTGCAAAAGCAACCAAGAAAGCTGAGAAGTGTGTTCCAAGCAAAGATGTAGTTTGCGACAAAAACCTTCAAGGAAAAACTCGTCCAACAGCAAAGAAAAAAGTAGAAGATACTAAATAATATACAGTGGGTTGATGGATCCCAATAAAACCATCATTACACACAACTCATAAACACACAAGGAGTACAACATGAGTAACTTGACCCCGTTCGAGATTCGCCTAGAACTTTTAAAAATGGCGAAAGACATGCTTAACGATGAATATTTCGGTAAGCGTGAACAAATTAGCAACGACTGGCACATGAAAGTCGAATCCGCTAAACTCAATGGAGGCACGATTCCTGATCATCCAGGATTCCCTGCTATCCCATCTGAACACGAAATTATTGCTAAGGCGCAAGTCTTAAATGGTTTCGTTTCAAACGTCCCCCAAGATATAAAGACTACTAGCAAGAAGTCAACCTGATATGGGATTGAAAGAGAGCATCCGCTCTCTTTCTCTTTTACAAGGAGATACTATGCGAGTGTATTTTAGAATACTCTTACTTATACTAATAATTATTACAATTACGTTTACTGCAACTACACAACCACAAAATTTTAAATTATTTGATATACGATATACTGAACTTACAAGAGAAGCAAGGCAACAGGTTGATTGTTTGGCAGAAAACATTTACCATGAAGCAGGTTATGAACCCGAAAATGGAAAACTAGCAGTTGCGCTTGTCACATTAAATCGAACACAGGATCCACGATTCCCAGATAGTATCTGTAGCGTGGTTAAACAGAAAACCAAATCCACCTGTCAATTCACTTGGTTTTGCGAACCAGTTAAGTTAAATAAAAATAGCATTGTTTATGAAAAAGCCATGGGTATTGCTTTGTTTGCTTATGCAAATTATGAAAAAATAGATGATATAACAAAAGGTGCGTTATATTATCATGCTGACTACGTTAACCCAAGATGGAAACTTCAGCGAACTACTGTAATTGGTCGACATATATTTTATAAAGAAGGTGGTACACACAATGATGGAAAAATTAAACTTGTCTCTAAAAGAAGAGAGTTCGAGACATTCGTTCTTTCTTCTGATGGAGGAAGTAACTCTTAATACGTGTAAGCAGGCAGTTGAGTGGATATTCGAAGCAAATTTTACTGAAGAAAGTCCAGAAATGCTTAACCTGATTATCACTTCTCCAGGTGGTGATCTTAATGCTGCTTTTGCATTAGTTGATGTAATGCGTGGTTCTTCAATACCAATTCGAACAGTAGGTTTGGGGCAGGTTGCTTCAGCTGGCTTAATGATTTTTATTGCAGGTACAAATGGTCAACGTATTCTTACACCAAATACTTCTATCCTATCGCATCAATATTCATGGGGTGCATTTGGTAAAGAGCATGAGTTGTTTGCGCAAATTAAAGAATTTGACCTAACCACGAAACGTATGATTGCGCACTATAAAAAGTGTACAGGATTAAAGGAAGATCAGATTAGAGAATATCTTCTTCCACCACAAGATATTTGGCTCAGTTCTGCTGAAGCTAAAAAATTAGGACTTTGCGACGATGTTAAAGATCTTAAGTAACTACATAAAGTATTCTGGAATTTGGGTTAATTTTGCAATTAATCCATTTCACTGGCGTCTCGTTTTTGAATTCATGCATCCAGATGAACTCAATCCAAATATGCGAGGCATTTACATATCACTCTTGCCAATTTCATTTAGAGTGGTAGTCGACGATGGTTCATGGTAGGAGAAAATATGAACAGTAATAAAGAAGGTTTGGCATTCATTATTGGCGTTGTTTTGATTGCAGTTACAGGTATATGTTGTGGAACATATTACAGTCAACATAAAACACAAGCAATGCAGTCAAACATTGAGTCTGCAATTGTCAAGGGAATCGATCCTCTTGCAGTTCGTTGTGCGTATGAACAAGGTGATAATGTTTGTATCGCATATGCAATTTCCCATGGTAAGGTTGATTCTCAGTCTCTCTCGTCTAAGAAATAACCCTCAGATCTGTAGGGATTGAAGAAATCCCTTTACTTTAATTCAGAATTCAGGTATAATTATATTATGGCGACTGAAAGAATTTATTATGCAAATGATACATACCACAATTCGTAAAGGTAAGAAACGTAAGCCCGATGCAAAGCAACGTGAGTTGCGAGCAGAGTGGGAATCGTTATTAAAGAAGTATGCAACTAAAACAGTTGTTCCCAAAGAACAATCACTTAGTTCTTACTCACTTGGAAAATCTGCTCGTGGTGATACACCTAAGATTCCAAGTCTTCCTTTCACTGGTGGCGTATGCGCATTAAAACCCAACCCAGTTTATACAGGTTCTTCAATCAAAGGTATTGGTACCATGCATAAAAGCAATGCTGTTCCAATTTTCTCTGATCAAGAAGCTATTGATATTGCAACAATGAGGAGATAGTATGAATTTGAATTACACAAAAATCGTTTCTTTCGCAACTGATCGCAATTTATCAGCGATTCAGGACACACATCATGAACTTCTTGTTGAGCGCATGAAATTGGATAAATTTTTCAGCATGTATCTAGATAAGTTTGAACGTAAAATGGATCCTGAGACAACTAACACACCTATCTGGGATCTTTATAAAAAGAAAATGCGTGAGTATGGTGAACTTCAACAAGCAATTAAAGCTGCAGAATATTACCTGAAGAAATCATATGTTTAAAAACTCCAACGAATTTTCTTTGCTTATAGAACAGATGGTCAAGGATAAACGAATCAATCACATGGATGCAGTTCTCGAATATTGTAAAGAGAACTTCCTTGAACCAGAAGATGTGAAGTCTCTCATTAATAAATCTCTCAAAGAGAAGATAGAGATGAACTTTCGTGAAATGAATTATTTACCTAAACAAGCACAGCTAGATGTATAATGGACGGATTTAAAGCATTCAAATATTACATTTCTATTAAGTTACATTTCTCAAAAGATTCTTTCGATGTCTTTAAAAACAGAGGTTCTATAAAGGGAACTCGTGAAGCATTCAATGCACGCAACGATAGATATATGTTCGAGAAGTTAGCTCGTAAGTTTCCAGTGGATAAAGATCTTATTCAATTCTTTGTTGCAAATATTGCATACGGTAATGAGAATATTGTTTATGCATCAGAAGAAGCTGAGACTTACTTGATGGCATGGCAGAAACGTAAACAATCCATGACGAAAATCTTTGCAGATGACTGCAATAAAATTTTAATGGATGCCTACAAACGCAAGATTAAAGAAGACTCAATTTTAAATTTTACTTTAAATCAATATCCGAGTATACTTAACTTATATCTTGGAAAACAAATTGGGATTGAAACCCTCAGGATTATAGATGACTACGAGAATTTACTTGGCACGTGGAAACAACATGGTTCTATGTTATTGCTGTGGGAAAACGAGATACGTAAAGTCGAGAAAATTAATGGATTTGTTAAGTACGATAAAGATAAAATCCTAACAGTGTATAATCAATTTAAAGAAGAGATAAAAGAGTTATAATATGGGTAAGACCTATCTGAAGAATTCAAAGAAATTTGATGAAGAATTTTCTGGAAAGCGTTCTGGAAAATCCACTGGTAAAAAAGGTGGCGGTATGAAAACGCTAAATAGTTATGTTGATGAAGACTATGATGATCCATTTATCGATGAGGTAGATGGAATAACTGATGAGATCTTTATTCAACATATAAAACAAGACGATACTAATACTTAAATATAAAGGAAATACGATGGACATTCAAACACTCCGCAAAATGCGCAATTCAGACTTCGGCAAAATCGCTGGAGAATTCGAAAAGATTGCCAATCCCCAAACTGAAACCAAGTCATATGCTGATGATCGCTTCTGGAAACTTGAAGGTGACAAAGCAGGTAATGGCACAGCCACACTTCGCTTCCTACCACGTGTAGAAGGTGATGAGTTACCTTGGATTCGTTTGTTCTCTCATGGCTTCCAGGGACCAACTGGTAAGTGGTACATTGAGAACTCTCTAACAACCCTTGGTGAACAAGATCCTGTCGGTGAGTTAAACACTAAACTTTGGAACTCTGGTTCTGAAGCAAACAAAGAGATTGCTCGTAAGCAAAAGCGTCGTCTATCTTTCATTGCAAATGTTTTGATCGTTTCTGATCCAAAGCATCCTGAGAATGAAGGTAAAGTAATGTTGTTTAAATTTGGTAAGAAGATTTTTGACAAGATTATGGACAAGGCTCGTCCAACTTATGAAGACGAAACACCAGTAAATGTGTTTGATCTTTGGGAAGGTGCTAACTTCAAACTACGTATGCGTAAGAAAGATGGTTACACCAATTATGATGAATCTTCATTCCAGGATCCAAATCCTGTTTCTGAAGATGAAGACAAGTTGTTGACCATTGTAAATGCACAACACAAATTGTCTGAGTTTACTGATCGTAAAAACTTCAAGTCTTATGATGAGTTGAAGAAGAAACTCGAGGAAGTTCTTTCTGGTGATGCGTTCTCTTCAAAGTCTGCTGCTGAGATTGCTGAAGAAGAAGATCGTCCAGTGGCTGCTGCTCCACAGATTAAATCTGCGCCAGCACCAAAGTCAAAGGAAGTTTCCCTAGATGACGACAATGATGAAGATGTAATGTCTTACTTTAAGAAGATCGCTCAAGAAAATTGATTGATCGTTAGCCAAAGAAAAGCCACCGCAAGGGTGGCTTTTCACATTTTAGAATGCACCGTATTTAGTACCTAAGTATCTACTCAAAGATGGCTCTGGATTTTTAGCTGGAGATTTTGTAATAGTTGCATTCTGTGTTGTATTATTCACATTGGTTGGTGCGTTAATAACTGCAGTTCCACCAGTACCTTTACTAGATGCAGCATCTTTAGCATCTGCAGTTTGAGAAGATGCATCATATAAATCACTACCACGTGATCCTCCACGTTCCGCAAGTGGAGCAAAGTCTTCTTTTGATTGAGCCAAATCAGAATCATAATTAGGTGCATTTGGATCATCACCTTGGTATTTACCAACTCTCATAGATTTAGATGCACCAGCAGCTTTTGGTCTAACTGTTGGTGTACCATCATCAACTATGCTTGAGTTATCATAGTCACCACCATAATCACCCATTGCGGTATTTCCAGCAGGTGCCATGGCAGCATTTTTTGCTTCTTGGTCTTTCTTAATTAAGCCACCGATTTCACCAGCATCTCCACCCTTTTCAGCGATACTTTTCGCCTTCATGTAAGTAGATTTATCAACGGTAACTGGTTCGCCTGTAGTTGGATCTGTTAGAGTATATTCATCTTTACCAAACCAACCACCACTCTTACGTTGACCCAGTGAAGATGCATATTCAGAACTAACTTTACCTTCTTTGTCAACAGATTCTTTAGAACTATCGGCAACAAAACTTTCAGTTTGTGTTCCTTTACCAGCAATTAATCTACCAAGCCATGATGAACCAAGAGCAGACTTCTCAACAGTAACACCTGTATTAAATTTTCTACTGCTTTCACCAGTACTACTATCAGTGGTTTCTAGATTTTCTTTGGATCCGACTAGTTCTTCACCACCAGCTACTCCGATTCCATTGTAACCAACACCAACATTTCGTTTAGCTAAATCCTGACCAATACGTGTGCCACCGAACCAATCACTAATCCCTGTACCAAGTTCAGATGCTTTATCACCTACCCAGTTAGCACCAGATTTAATACCACCCAAAGCAGAAGTACCCATTGACTTCATTGAATCCCAAACACCAGTACCTTTAGCTTCAGATGGTGTTTGTGTTGGAACTGCCACAATATTTGATGAAGGAACAAATTCTTCACCAGGAGCCAAACTAGCTGCTGTAGTTACTGGTGTATTATCTACTGGTGGAACCATTAAATCATTACCAGATACAGTTTGTTTAGCAATTGGTGCCGTTTCAGGTTGCGTTCCTTCAACTTGATTCTTCATATTCTGGTTATATGTATCTGCATCTATTTTACCAGAAGCAAAATCTTGCATATTCTTTTGTTCTGGAGTAAGTTTAGCTGCTTTTTCTTCTTCAGTATCACCGAAACCAAGCATACTCTTTATTCCTTGATATGCTTTTACTCCATATTTACCAGCCTTACCACCTATCCAACCACCAGCCTTACTACCTAACCATGCGCCAGCAGCAGTTCCAAGTGGACCAAGTGCAGAGCCAGCAATACCACCGATAAGACCACCAGCTGTTGTACCAGCAGTATCTCCAAGAGATTCACCTTGTAGTACATTTGCCTGATCATCAGTTAATGCTCCAGATGCTCGACTTGATTCAATATCATTTGATTTATCAATGTTACCAGTTATATCATTATACATACCGAAACCAGCAAGACCAAGTGCCGCAGCCCCAGCCAATGGAGTTGCAAGCATTCTTCCTGCACCAGCAAGCAATCCACCACCTGCTTCTGCAGCTGTACCTGCTTCTACAGCTGTTCCAGCGACTCTTGATGCCATTGCTGGACCACGCACTGGTCCAGTATTCCAATTACCAGTTCCAAATGATCCAGGTGCACGATTAAATCCAGGGACAGTGGTTCCACCAGTTGGTCCTCTCAATGATGAAAATGCTCTACCAAGTCCTCTACTAATACCACCAGCTTCTCTACCTGATTTAAAAGCATCTTTTGCTGCACTTAATCTATCACCAATACCACTAAAAAATCCTTTACCACTTTTGGTAATATTACCAAGTCCACCTTTCATTCTACCAAACATGCTTTGATCACTGCCACTGTTGGCACCTTCTTTATACAGTTCTCCTAGCTTACCTAATTTATCATTGGTAATTTTTGCTAAACCAGTTATTCCAGATACAATATTCTGAAGAAGTTTTTCTTGTAAATCTGAAGAATCTTTTTTTCTTTTATCACTTTCTTCTTGATTTTCAGTTTCTTCAGTGCCAGCGGCAATGGCTGATCCTACATTTGGAGAAGCACCCTTTAATGTAATGGCCAGATTTGTTTCAAGTGTTTTGGATATATTTTGTAATGTCTTCTTAATAACAAGAAGAGTTTTTGTCATACTTTCTTGACCAATTAATTGTTTGTTGCCAACAATTGCTATCTCTTTAATTTTATCATCATTCGCTGCTACACCCATTGATGTATTACTGGCTGAATTAGATCTCTGTCTTTGAAGGACAGCGTCATTAAAGTTAACTACATTAGTATTAGCCATGCATTCTTCTCTCTGCTTTTTGTTTTTCTGATTCTAAGTGTTGAAGCAACATTCCAATATAAACTTCTCGTTCGAATGGTATCATATCTTCTAATTCCATCAGGCTGTATTTGTGGTACTGCATCATCGCGAAATTCGTTTTATAATAGTTAGCCAAGCTATCATGACAAAGCAGTACTAGAAAAAATTTTGAACACCCTCCAACATAGTTTTATTATGAGCACCACAGGCACCACAATCAAACTCTACTGGATGCTGAAATTTCGGCATGGTTGAGAAAAAGGTTTCTAATCTATCAAACTGTTCTTTTGTAAGGTTCTCTACAAACTCACGTAATTCTTTTTTGGTTTGTTCTTTAGCATGATAAATTGCATCACCAGTATAAATGGTTTCGATACAATCAGTGATAATATCGATAACATTATCAGGATCATCAAACCCTTTATCAATCTTCGTCAATATATCTAGATTTGGGTACTTCATTACTACACCAACATCATCAAATAGATCTATCTTGTTTTTATGATCTGGATTTTTCGTTACATTTATAGAAGAAACATCCAATCTCATAGTATATTTGTTTTTCGGGTCATCGCAGTGCCCACAGGTAAATACTAATTCAGAAAATTCACCGACAGACTTTGCTCGTATTTGAGAGAAGATATACTCAAGATCAAAAATAGCCAAAGATTCAACATCAATATTATCTGTAACACATGATTTGATTACACTCTTTAAAGTGTTGATCATTACTTTAAGATCTTCACTTTGCTGTGCAATCATTAATGCCTTTTCATCTTTAACGAAAAACTGGCGATATTTAATTTCTTTCCTAGTTGAAGGTATTACTAAA